GATCGCCGCACGAAAGGAGCGCCATGAGCATCCGAAGCTGGCAGGCCGTGCCATCGCATCAGATCGAGCTGGACGGCAAGGTGTGGCCCGTCGTCACGCAGGAAGATCTGCTCAAGGCGATCGCGGACGGCGCGATCATGCTGGACCGCGCCGGCGGCTGCCTGCAGGTCGTGCTGCAGCGCCAGCCCACGCCGATGCCGAACGAGATGGTCACGGTCGCGGCCGTGGTCGTCTGGATGGATCGCACTAACGCCAAGGCCCAGCCTGAGACGCGCGGGCTTGACGTGGTGGAGGCGGCGCCAGCAGAGCCGGAGCTGGCGCAGATGATGCCGCTGCAGGAGGCGATCAACGCTGAGGATGCCGCCTACCTGGCGGAGCGCATGGCAGAGCAGCGCGAGCAGCGCCGCGGCGAGCCGGAGCCGATTCTGCAGGCGCCCGACGTGGACGAATCAGACGTGCCGGAGGCGCTGAGGCGTGGCTGAAGATTACGGGCCGCGCGGCGAAGCCACCGGCGGCGAGTCCGGCAGCCGCGGCGAACGCCGCGCGCCGCTCGTCGGCCCGGGTATCCCCGATCAAGAGCGCGAAACCGTCGAACGGCTGATGCGCAAGATCAACATGTTCGAGGACTCCGTGGGCCGCGACTTTCGCGAACGCTGCCAGCGCTTCTATCGCCAGTACCGCGGCTTTCGCCGCTTCCGCGATCGTTGGACGCACGCCGGTCCCAACGATCGCGACTCCGTGCTGTACGACGAAAAGAAGCATTGGGGCGCGCATCTGCATATCCCGATGAGCTTTCGCACCATCGAGTCGATCGTGCCCAAGGCGATCGCGCAGATGCCCAAACTGCTCGTGCTGCCTCGCGATGAAGCCTGGCGCAAGAACCTCGAAGCCGTGCGCCTGCTGCTCGACCGCCAGCAGGAACAGATCAACATTGACCTGCCATTCCAGGCCGTGATGCGCTCCGGGCGCATCTACGGGCTGGGCGTCGGCAAGAGCTACTGGCGCAAGGAGGTCCGTCCGCGCCGGCGCGTGGTGCGGCGCATGTTCCGCCCCGGCTTTCAGACCGGCCAGCTCCAAGCCGAGGTCACGTTTGACGATCCGATGTTCGAGGACGTGGACGTGTTCGATTTCATGTGGGACCCCTACGGCTCTGACCTGCGCACGTGCGAGTGGATCGTGCATCGCGTGTGGATGAGCACCGAGGCCGTGCTGCAGCGTCTCAAGGAAGGCGTCTGGAACACGGAGTCAGCGAAAACGCTGGACGAGGACACGGTGCGCGCGCTGGGCGGCGCGGGCCAGCGCTACACGGAAATCTGGCAGGACCGCATGGAAGTCTCGGGCTTCCGCCTGTGGACGCATATGGGCCGCGGCGAGTACCCGCACGAGCTGCTTGAGTGGCACGACGGCAACCGCGTCTGCACGCTGCTGGATCGCCAGATCCTCGTGCAAGAAGCCGAGAACCCGTGCGTCGGCTACTTCCCGTTCTCGATCTACCGGCCCACGCCGATCAACAAGCAGATGGTCGGGATCGGGGATCTTGAGCCCCTTGAGCACCTACAGCGCGAGCTGGACACGCTGCGCTCGCAGCGCCGCGACGCGGCCACGATCGCGCTGTGCGCCGGCTACGTCTTTGACGATCAGATGATCGACGAAGAAGATCTCGTGTTCGGGCCGGGCACCGCGATCCGCTCCAACGGCGATCCCACGCGCGCCTTGTTCCCGCTGCCGATCCGCGAGATCCCGGGCTCCGGCTACCAGGAGGAGTCCATCATCCGCCAGGATCTCGAAGCCGTCTCGGGCATGGCCGACGCGCTGGACCCGCATATGGGCTCCGCCAGCACGCAGACCGCGACCGAGGCCCAGCTAGTGCAAGCCTCGCTCGGCGCCCGCATACAGCTCTCATCGCGGCGCTTTGAGATCGAAGTCGTGCGCGAAACCGCGCGCGCGTTCTTGTCGCTGGATCAGCGCATGATTACCGAGAACCGCCCGGCGCTGCAGGTGCCAGAGGAAGGCGTCTCTGAAGATGAGGCGTGGGAGACGGGCGCGTGGCGCCAGTACCCGATCGGCCCGGGCGAGCTGATGGGCGAGTACGAGATACAGGTGGAGGGCGGCTCGATGGCCGCGCGCAACGTGCCGCAGGATCGTGCCGACGCGCAACTGCTGATGAACATGTTTGGGCACTCGTGGTACGTCAACCCGACCAAGCCGCTTGAACGCGCGCTCGAACTGTGCGGGATCAAACACCCGAAGGCGTGGATGAAGGCTCAGGAACCGCCGATCCCCGCCGCGGCGCTCGCCTTCTTGAAGCTCGCGGGCGTTGACCCGCATCTGATCGAGCAAGCCGTGATGAAGGCGCGTACCGTCACGAGCCCGCAGGAAGGCCCGTCGCCCGACATGGTGACGGCGATGATGGGCGGAGCGCCGGCCGCGCCGGGCGTGGGCGTCGCGCCCGCCGGCGCGCTGGGCGCACCCGGCGGCCCGGGAGCCGTGCGATGAGCTATCAGCCTCAGCTCGCGCCCGGGCAGATGCCGCCGGAGCCCGAAACGACTCCGCTGGGCGCCCCGACCGGGCCGCAGCCGGCGACGCCGACGCCGCTGCTGGACGCGCTGATCGCGCGCAACCTCGCCGGCATCCCGGCGGAGCTGCGCAGCAGCATGACGCCGCTGGAAGGCTATCCGTCACTCCCCAACCCCGATCCCAACAGCTCGCCGCCGCTGTACGGCGAACCACCCGGCGAGGGGTATCTGTACGCGCGCGACCCCGAGACGCGGCAGCGCGCGATGGTCGAGACGAACCCCGACGTGTGCCGCGACATGCTGCTGCGCGCGATGGAAACCGCGGCGCAGAACGCGCTGCTGCCGTTCAACGAAACCGACGTGGAGAAGCAAGGCCGCGCCGCGCTGGCGTTCGCGCAGGCGTATCTGCTGATCGACCCCTCCGTGGACGCCGAAGGCGTCAACGTGGCGCACAAGGCGGCCGTGGGCGCGATGGGCCAGATGGCCGTCAACGCCGCCCAGCCGCAGCCGCAGACGGCCGGCGCCGCCAGCGCCACCAAGCGCCAGCTCGGCGGCAAGACGACCGTGGGCACCAAAGGCCCGACCGTGGGCCAGCACGCGGAGCCGCTGCGCATCGAGACTTCCAAGGCCGGCGAGATGCTGCGCGAAATGCATCAGAACGCCGAAGCCGTGCTCAAAGGCGCCCGCGGTGCGCTGCCGCGCCCGCGCCCGCGCGTGGGTGCCTGATGGCCGTCCAGCCCACGCGCCAGACGCAGCCCTACCGCGCCAGCATGAGCCGTTCGCCCTCGCCGGTGCTCGATAGGATGCGCGCCGGTCGCAGCGCCGGCGCCTCTCTGATGCAGGCACGGTCAGGCGCTCGTTCGGGCGCCGGCCGCGGCCGTTTCCCCGCGGGCCGGCGCGGCGTGCAGATCCCCCGCAGCTAGAACGCGCCGCCAGCCGGCGTAACATGCGCGCCGTGGCAGACCCGGCGCTTTCGCGGCACGTACGGGACGTGTTTCCGGAGCTTGAGCACTTGTTCGAGGCCGGCGAGAACGTCCGCTCGCTGCGCGAGCACCCGGGCTGGGACGCGGTGCATGAGCTAATCAAGCGCGAGATCGCCACGGTGCAGATCGCGCTGGACAACGCTTCGCCGCTCACACGCTCGGAGTACGCGTCGGCGCATGGGCGCCTGCGCGGGCTGAAGGCGCTCAAAGGCGCGGCCGACGCGATCGTTGAGCACGCCGAGAAGCGCCATGCAGAGCAGCGTGCAAGGCACGAGGACGAGGACGCCGCGGCGCTCGCGGCGTAGGAGGACACGATGGAGGCAAGCGCAGCAGCAGGGCCAGCCGCAGCGGCCGGCGAGGGCGATCCCTCACAGGACGGCGGCCAGCCACAAGAGCAGGGGCAGCCGGATCTCGCTGCCATTCAGCAGCAGCTCGCGGAGCTTGGGCCGTCGCTTGAGCAGATGCGCGGGATGCTCACGGAGCAGCAGGAGGGCATGTATGCCCAGCAGCAGCAGCTTGCCGAAGCACAGGGATGGACGCCGGAGCAGATCGCCCAAGCGGAAGCCGAAGCTCAGCCGCAGGCCGATCTCTCCTACCTCAATCCCGACGCTCCGGGCTATGACCCCAACATGGCGGCGCAGACGCTCGCGAACGTCATGCAGCAGGCAAGCCAGCAGCAGGTGCAGCAGGCCGTGGCACCGCTGCAGGAGCAGATCGCGACGATGGAGGCCCAGCGCCAAGCTGACCTGCTCGCCGCGGAGTTTCCTGAGCTGGAAGATCCGGAGATCGCGCAGAACGTCGTGAACGTGTCACGCCAGTACGCGGAGATCATCGGCAAACCGGAGCTGGGAGACAACCCCGCTTTCTGGCGGATGGCCTACATGGCGGGACGAGCTGCCGACGCTGCCAACGCAGAGCAGCAGCAGCAGCCGGCCGCCGCAACGCTTGAGGGGGCTGCCGGGGCGAGTCCCGGTATCCCAGCCGATGAGCAACAGCAGTTGGTGCAGGGGATCTTGAACGCTGGCGGGCGCGGCCGGTCCGTGCTCCCGTTCTCGTAGCCGCGCGCCTACATACGTCAACAGCAGACATCGAAAGGCAGGTGAGTCATGGCGACCGTCACCGGCGCAATGACGACTACCAGCGTTCTCTCGAACCAGCTCGCTATTGACATCGGCAAAGAGATCAGCCTGCTTGAGCCCGATGTCCAGCCGCTCGCGGTGTTCTCACGAGCTGCGGCGAAGGAACGCACCGTGGCGACCAAGTTCAAGTGGCTTGAGGACGAAGCCAAGGCGCGCTTCGACACGACCAGCGCCACGGCGACGGCCGAAGCCGGCACGATCTCCGTCTCCAACGGCGGCTACTACCAGCAATGGGATCAGGTGCTCAACACCCGCACCGGCGAGCAGATGCGCGTCGATGCGGTCACGGGCAACACGCTCACCGTCACGCGAGGCATCGGCTCGACGGCGACGGCGATGCTCAACGGCGACGAGCTGATGATTATTGGCTCGGCGCAGCCGGAGAACGATACGTCCAAGGTCGCACGCGCGAAGCAGCCCTCGCTGGTGGAAAACTTCACGCAGATCTTCCGCACGCCATTCGAAATCTCGGGAACGCTGCAGGCCGTGTCGTTCATGGTCAACCCCTCGGAGTGGCACCGGGTCGCGCGCAACGCCGGCATCGAGCACGCCAAGGACATCGAGTACAGCTTTGTGCTCGGGCGCAAGAGCGCGACCACGCCGGGCGCCACGGAGGACCGCACCACGGGCGGCGTGCTCTCGTTCATCACGTCGAACCAAACCGACGCGGGCGGGAACCTCAGCGAAGCGGAGTTCAACGCCGCGATGCTGCAGGCGATGCGTTATGGCAGCTCATCGAAGCTCGCGATCGCGTCGGGCGTCGGCGTGAGCGCGCTCAACAAGTTCCCGGCGTCCAAGCAGATCACCAAAAACGACGAGACGACGTACGGCATGAATGTCACGCACTACACGTCTCCGTTCGGCTCGCTGAACCTCGTGTACCACCGTCTCATGGAAGGCCAGAAGTACGGCGGGTACATAATCATCATCGACATGGCGCAGGTGGCCTATCGCTATCTCGCCAACGACGAAGTGAGCCGCGACACGAAGGTTCTGCCCAATCGGCAGCCCAACGACCAAGACGGCACCAAGAGCGAATACCTCTCGGAGTGCGGTCTGCGCTTCGGGCTGCAGCGCACGCACGCGCTCATCACCGGAATAACGTCCTAGTCCAGCCGCGCCGGCGCTCGAACCTTTCTCTCTCACGGGCGCCGGCGCGGTGCTTACCGATGGAGGCCCGATGTCCGCAGTAGCAGAGCAGCAGATGGTGAGCGTGCCGGAGGCCAGCGCGTTGTTCATGGCGCGGCGCTCGGATCTGCGACTCGTCAAGAAGGCGATCCGCCAGACGCGCGACGTGGAAGGCAACCCCGCCGAGACGATCCCCGGCGAGACGCTGGCGTTTCTGGACGGCGTGCTGCGCGTGCCGCTTGAGGGGCGCATCCGCATCACGGACGGGCGCGAGATCGACGCCGGCGAGGCGATTGCGTGGCTTGACGAGCACCCGCTGAAAGGCGACTGGCAGGAAGGTTTCTGGCGCGTCGATCCGACCGCGCCGCCGCCCTCGGAGGCGGAGATCGACAAGCTGCAAGAGCTGGCGATGGAGCTGGACGTAACCGCGCTGGCGCAGTTCATCGAACAGGAGCGCGCCGGCTGGGCGCGGCCCAAGCTGCTTGAGGTCGCAGAACGCTCGCTCGATCGCATCACCGCCAAGCTGGCGGAGTCCGATGAGCGCCGCCAAGCGGCGCTTGAGGCAGCTCGCGCGGAAGGCCGTGCCGAAGCGCAGGGATAGCTCGTGGCCGATACCGTCGCCCAGCTAGTCGAACAGGTGATCGCGGAGGGCAGCTTCGATGCGTCCAACGCGCAGGCGCTTCGCTGGCTGACGGTGCGCCATCGCCAGATGTGCTACCGCGCGCGCCACTTCCGCCGCTCGCTGAACCTCGGGCCGACCGTCAACGAACAGGCCAGCTATCCGCTGCCGGCGGAAGTGACCGAGATCCTGCTGGTGAACGTCGGCGGCATGGTCTTTGGGCATATGCGCCACCAAGACCCGCCGGAAGGCGCGAAGGGCTGGATCTGGCTGGGCGGCGAAGGCGGCGTAGCCGGGCGCGAAGATACCGCCGAAGGCGAAACGCAGCTCCGGCTGTTTCCCACGCCGCGCGTCAACACGACCATCGAACCGGGGCTCGCGATCGAAGCGTGGTGCGTGTGCCGGCCGCCGGATCTCATCGAAGGCCAGGACGCGACGCTGAAGATCCCCGGCGAGTTCATGGACTCGCTGGTGGCCGGCGCGATCGCCACGGGGATGCTGCGCCTGGAAAACCGCCCGGATCTCGCCTCGGGCTTTGAGCAGGTGTTCGACGCCGCCTGCGGCGAGCTGGGCCAGTTCACCAATAAGCGCTTCCGTGGCTCCGGCCCGGCGGAGATCCGCGTCAAAGGGATCAACGCGTAATGGCTACGGCCCCGCCACGCGCCCGCGCGCGCTCAGCTCCACGAGCCCCGCTCACGCGCGTCTCGGGCGGCGGCGACGATCGCATTGTGCAGGAGAGCTTTGTCGCGGGCATGTACCACACCGGCACGCCGGACCTGATTCCCGCCGACGGCTTCGCGGACGGGATCAACACGCTGCTCGATCGCTTTGGCGGCGCGTTCAAGCGCGGCGGCAGCACCTACCGCAGCGCCGCAGGCGCGCTGGAAATGGAAACGCTGTGGGATGGCACGCTGTCCAAAGGCGGCCAGCAGACGCTCGGCGTGGGCTTTGGCAGCGCCAACCTCTACAAACTGGCGAGCGTCGGCGGCGCCTGGACGGAAGTGGGCGCGCTCAAACCCGGCGGCATCGGCGCCGGCGAGCCGGTCGCGTTCCTAGGCATCCTGTACTTCCCGGGCGGCTCGACCTACGACGGGGAAAAACTTGGGGAAGCGCCGAAGATCACCACGCATTACGCCGTGGTC